AGACTTTTCTTGGTCTATCAATAAGAATGGTTCAGCCGTATGGACAAGTGATGCTTCTAAACTTTACATGCGTTCCATAGTTTCTCAATCATACGATGCAAGTATCATTCTTGACCTATCTGATGGTGACTACATAAACGTAGTATATTTAGAGACTTCCTCAGTCACAATAGCCCCAGATGTAAACTCAACTATCACAATAGCAACAATGGGCGGAACAATCGGACCCACAGGACCACCGGGACCGTCTGGCGGACCCCCCGGCCCGACTGGAGCAACTGGTGGAACTGGCCCTAGTGGAAGTGCTGGACCCCCCGGCCCGACTGGACCTGCGGGTGGTGCAGTCGGTTATGAAACGATTAATGACGACTATCATAATACAGATGTTAGCACTATTTATTCATTCGCTACCGCCGCGAATTGGAACAGTAAGACATTGAGCCAAACTACACAATATAATGGTAGTTTTATTTGGTTTTTCCCTTGGATTCCTCAAGTCACTGGAACAGTAACTACGATTGCTATGAGATGTAATTCCGCCGCAGGTGGTGGAACACTGAAAGTTGCGATTTATGATGCCGAAGATAGAGGCATTTCTACTTATTACGATGATAGACAAGTGCCGATTACAAAATTAGGTGAAGGTTCAGTCTCGGTTGCGTCTGGTTTACTTACCATAACTGGCCTAAGCATCTCCGTAACAAAAGGTAGTAAATGTTGGATTGCGATTAATTCTGGTTCGTCTAGTAATTCTTGGTGGGCGTGTAATGCCACATACAATAACATTCTCGGAACACAAACAGGTAACAGTGCCAATTTTGCTTTAGCATTATATCAATCTGGAACGTCATTCCAATCAACAACAAGTCAAAACTTCTCAACCGCAACAACCTCAACACCTTATGTTCTTATGAAATTGTCAACAACCCTATACCCGTGAGATGAAAAATATGCCTTATAGTAGATTAGTGAGAACAGCCGATGCAGACGGAAATGAGACCGATGAATATATGGATTTGACATGGGAAGATGTGAAGGCTTATCGACAAAATATGTTTTACGTTATAGACCAATATCAAATTGTCCTTAGATACAATGCTTTGACTGAAACTCAGAAAACAGAATTAGCAACATTGAGACAAACACTCTTGGACTTACCTAGTGATTATGAAACTGCGAATGAAGCCGCAGATAACTGCCCAGATTTCCCAGACTGGATGATTGGTTAGTATGGAAGGCTACAACAGGTTTTGGTTGTGGCTGATGAAGAAACTAGGCATTATTGTTTAATTCTAAACTCTCTTACACCATCCAAACCGACCTTACGTATCTCCGTTTCGTGCATTCTATGAAGCACAGCAGATAGTTCTCTCGTCGAAGGAGAGTATTTTGGATATTTTTGATTAACGTACCAAAGGATTTGATGTGCAGTGAGCCATCTTTTCTTGGGACAGGTGTCAATTATTTGCCGAACTAGGTTTTGGCGACCTCTTGACACAAAACGCAGACTGCTACTACGTTTCTAAGCATTTCCATAGTTTCAAAACCCGCAGACATCCACGTACATCCGACAAAATGCGGTTTATGAGCGATAGTAGTTAAATAGGTGTGAATAGACGACTAATCATGGAAGAATCCGTTGAAATGCAGATGTTATACTCAAACTGGGAACAAGCCCAACAAGATTTCATTGCTAGAACTGCTTTTGAGACTAGATTGAAGGCAATGCAACGTGATGACGCTCTAAAAGCCGATAATTATGTAAAAGCACATATTGACGCTCTCCACGTTCTTCTCGGAACACTCGACCAATACGAAAAACACCTCTTGGTTGACTTTAGAGACTTCCCATATGCTTATTCAGCAATGATTCAAGTCATAGGCAATACAAATCGACAATTTCAGATGCTAATGCGAATACTTGGTCCAATAGATGAAGAAGTTATCACAAATTGTCTCAATACTATCGCTACCGACCGTTCACTTGAATTAATTAATGGAATAGACCATTTCAATGACGTTTTCCTTGGTTCGTTGTTTGCGGAGCGTCAACAACGTGCTTCTAAACAAGCAATTGCCGATTGGGATAACGGAAAAGTGCAAGTAGACGAAGAAGAGTGAAATAATGAAAGTTTTAGTCGCTTGTGAGTATTCTGGTCGAGTTAGAGAGGCTTTTCGTGCTAAAGGGCATGATGCGTGGTCTTGCGACCTTCTTGAGTCCGATGACGACTCTCCATATCATATTCAAGGCGACGTAACCGATATTCTCGATGATGGATGGGATTTAATGGTCGCACACCCACCTTGTACGTACTTTACGAATAGTGGTGTCTCTTGGCTACATAAAGACCCAACAAGATGGGCTAAACTCGATGACGCAGCAGTATTCTTCAATCTACTACTTGATTGTGATATACCGATGAAGTGCATCGAGAATCCTATCCCTCACAAGTATGCGGTATCAAGAATCGGCGGTCGTAAATATACTCAGATAATTCAACCATATCAATTCGGACATAAAGAAACTAAAGCGACTTGTCTTTGGCTTACGGGGCTTTCCATACTCTCGCCGACTACGGACTTGAAAGACGAAACTATGGCTCTACCTAAGAACGTCCGTCAAAGGCTTCACTATTTACCACCAAGCCCGGACAGATGGAAAATAAGAAGTACGACCTTTCAAGGAATTGCAGATGCAATGGCGGAACAGTGGGGATGAGAATATGGTTGTCGTATTATCTCTGTTTGATGGAATATCATGTGGTAGAGTTGCACTAGAACGTGCGGGCATCAAAGTTACTCAATATTATGCTAGTGAGATAGATTCACACGCTATTAAAATATCCAAAAAGAATTACCCAGACATAATACATTTGGGTGATGTGAAGAATTGGCGTGAATGGGATTTACCTAAAATTGATTTAATCATTGGCGGCAGCCCATGTCAAGGTTTCTCTTTCGCAGGTAAGGAATTAAACTTCGATGACCCTAGAAGTAAATTGTTTTTCGATTTCGTTGATATTATGAAACATTACGAACCTACGCACTTCCTTCTTGAGAATGTAGTGATGAGACAATCGTTTCAAGACGTGATTACATCTTATGTTGGTGTCAAACCAAAAATGATTAACTCAAACTTATTATCCGCTCATACAAGAAAGAGGCTGTACTGGTCCAATATTCCATTCAAACAACCCGATGATTTAGGCATCAGTCTCAGAGATATACTAGAACACCCAAAAGGAAATCCGGCTAGGATAGTTGGTAGGAGACTTAATGCAAAGGGTAAACGTGATGATTATAATAAGAGCATACCTATTATTCAATATATTGAAACAAACGGTAATGATAAAGCGAATTGTATTACCACAGTATCAAAGGATTCGCTGATAACTTATTTTGATAAAGGCAGATACCCACACGCTTACGATGATGAAGTAAGGAAGATGTGGAGAGACTTTACACCAATAGAGTGTGAGAGGCTACAAACGCTGCCAGACAACTATACAGAGGGCATAAGCAAGTCCCAAAGGTACAAAGCGTTGGGTAATGGTTGGACTGTTGATGTTATAGCACATATTCTGAGTAGGTTATGATTATGAGAGTTAGGAATGTCCTTAGTTTATTTGATGGTATTTCTTGCGGAAGAGTCGCACTTGAAAGAGTAGGGATAGAATACGAAAATTACTATTCAAGTGAAATTGATAAATACGCAATACAAATTGCTCAAAGTAATTTTCCTAGTACAATCCAATTAGGTGATGTGAAGAGTTGGAAGGGGTGGGACTTACCCCAAGTAGATTTGTTGATGGGGGGTTCTCCGTGTCAAGGTTTCACCTATACCGGAAAACAACTAAACTTCGATGACCCTCGTAGTAAATTATTCTTTGAGTTCGTGGATATAATGAATTACTACAAACCCAAATATTTCTTATTAGAAAATGTAAGGATGAAACAAGAGTATCAAGATATAATTAGTGATTATCTTGGTGTTCAACCTATCAAAATAAATAGTGCATTAGTATCAGCCCAAAATCGAAATAGATTGTATTGGACAAACATTCCCAATATTTCTCAACCATTAGACAAAGATATTGTGTTGAAAGATGTGTTGGAAGATGATGAATCTATTGACTTTACAAATTACTTTGATATGATGAAGCCTATTGTTAGCAAATCCAATCGAATAGGAATTATAGGTAAAGGGGGTCAAGGAGATAGAATATATACAACCAATAAGAAGTCAGTTACTCTCATGGCAGTGAGTGGGGGGAATGGTGCAAATACAGGGTTATATTTGACTAATGAAGAAACCGTGAGAAAGTTGATGCCTACTGAGTGTGAAAGATTACAAAACCTTCCCGATGATTACACCAAAGGCGTAAGTAATAGTCAAAGATACAAAATGATAGGGAATGGATGGACAGTAGATGTTATTGCTCACATCTTGAGGGGCATATAACGACTACCTTATATATGACAGGGCTTTCGGAGAAATCAGCATGACGTGGGAAGAATACTTCAAACTAAAGGCAGAGTACAAAAGGAGACATAAAAAATGAGTAGAACAAGTGCAGAAGCAAGTGAGCGAGTAAAGAGACTAAGGCAAGGAAACGCAGTAATGGCTGAGAAGTGGAAAATTAAACCATCATCTATGACAGCCATGTATCATTGTGTTATTCCAGAAGAGGACTCAATGAACGTCTGTTCCATCTGTCTCTGTCTTGAGGACGAACCTCACAACTATGGTGAAGAAATTAACGCAACAGCATACGACGGAGACTGCGACGACTGTCATGGCGAGTCTCTACCATATGCAATAATGGACAGCGACGAAACCTACTGGAATGGTGAGTGAAATGACAAAATACAAGAAAATATTTGGTTCTCAGAAAGACGACAACATCTTCGACGTGAATGTGAAAACTGGTACTGCTAGAATCTTGAAATCGGAAATAGCAGCAGTTGTGTACCATGAGAACGGTGCAGACATACACATGAAGAGTGGTACTATCTTTCAAGTAATTCAATAGAAACCGACACGTTTGGCTCATAGCCCAATGACCTTAAACCACACTAACAGGTGAGAAAGACGATGAAGCGATATGATAACGATTCTGATATTCATGAAGCAATTGAAAAGGCTGATGCAAATTATTGTGAGTGGTGCGAATGCAATGTTCAAGTTAAGAAAATGAAAACTCGTCGGTTCTTCGGTCGTACAATTTACAAGTGCGTTGAGTGTCTTGCTATCCTACGCACGTGAGTTAATTCAACCATTCTTTCGTTCTTTTTTTCGTTTGTTAATTGCATGTTTTCTTCACTGGGCGAAGCCCCGTGTGTTGTAAATGCTTAACCGAAAGCGTGAATTACCATAACGAAGTATTTCACTGATATGTCAGATGACAATTTCGAAGAAGATGAGTGGGACGGAGAAACACTACCTGCTGATACTAGAGAGAACGAACATGACCCCCTAGTAAGGTGGACAGCACAATTACTGGTACGTGGAATGAAGCCAAGTCAGATACGAAGAAAAGTGGCAGATGCAAGTTTAGAGAGGCGACTCGCCCCCGATGAATGGAATGCCCTTATGTCCGATGCCGGAAAATTAGCGGAAAATATGCGAGAGATGGTTGTGATGAAAGCAGAGTTGGATGATACGGACTGGCTTAGGTTGGACTCATATGCAAGAAGAAGGCGGTCTATGGAGAGAATGGAACGTCTAATCATCAGAGCAGAAGAACAAGCAGACACAGTTTCGAAGTTGGGTCAAGTGTCTTTCATGGTAGGTGGTCTTATCAAACAACAGGACGGACTGGACCGAATGTCTGGAGCGCAAGATGCAAAGCCACAGGTGATAGTGAACATAGGCTACGACCCGTTGGAGCAAATGCGTGAAGTCCTACAAAAAGAGATTATTGATATAGAGAACAAAGCAGAAGCCGATGATGATTCGGATAATGATTTAGTCGATACTTTCGATTGAAACTGCTCATTTACTCGATACTTAGTCGATACTTCTTACATTTGATGCACATTCAGTCGATACTTAGTCGATACTTTGCACATTTTTTCCACATTTTCAAAAAAGCATACGCTACGCACTTCGGCCCATAATCCTCAGAGGAAGTCATACTATATGAATGTATGGTTGTAGCATTCTCACTTTTCAGCCTCGCGATGTATAGGCGGGGTTAGTGATATGGGTTAATTGCTTATAGTCTTTCGCCTATATAGTTCTCTCATTTTCTCGCGATTTTTGAAGTCGGGGTTAGTGATATGGGTTAATTGTTTATAACCTTTCGGTTATATACATTTGACTTATATGATAATCAAACTATAGAAAGGTTTAATACCTATACCTTGACTAGAAGGGGGTGGGCGGGCGGCTTCACTAGCGCGAGGCGGACCCAGTGGCTACCCGGTCGGACCCAGCCCCGTGTCTGCGACGGGATGCGGGTTTATAACCTTTCGGTTATATCCTTTCAAGATATATACTACAAAACCTTTATATCAAAATCATTGGCTCAGGTAAAATATGACAGGAGCAGAAACAGCAACCTTCACAGTTGGGGCGACATACATGACTCGTTCTATCTGTAATTATGACACAATAGTGACCGCCACTGTAACAAAGAGGACAAAACACTTCGTCACCTTTGACACAGCACACGACAAAAACATCAAGAGAAAAATCAGGACAAGCCGCTTCGGTGAAGGCGTTCCTTTGTTCGCGGGTTTTTGGCTCAGTGCTGAAAAACAGTTGCCCACATGGGAAAGAGACTCAACCGACTATTGAGACCTAAACGGCCTCGCTCTATATGGGCGGGGTCGCTTTTTTATTTGCCCGATGCCCCAAAAGCGCCGTCCACCCCGTTTCTCTGACGAGATGGGGGTATATAATCTTTCGGTTATATTATTCACTCATTATAGACAGATTAACATATAGATATATTTAATAGTGGGTGGCCTCTCGGCTAGGTCAAGAGGTAATAGAAATGACACGAAACATTGACTACGGAAACCCAAGAATGAGAGCAAGCGAATTGACAGAAGGAGCGTATATCAACGCACTTATGACGGAAGGCCATCAAGCCTTCAATGAGGAATTAATGACGGCTGAAACAAGTCATCAACTCACTATAACCCTCAATGTCGACCATCGACTTTTCAGCATCTCAGACGACTACGGAACGACTCAAGACCCTACATCACAAATGCCTGACTTTCTCAGCAGAATGGACGACCTTCAAAGTGTCGTCTTTGACTCGTTGTTTAGCCGCTTCCGCGCTCAGAACCTATACGGTGAATTGACCGTTATATTCAGAAGCGGGGACAACTACACTTCAAGAGAAGTGTCAAGAGACACATTCTGAAATTGAATAAGTGAATCGTAAAGCGGCCTCGTCCACATGGGCGGGGTCGCCCTTTTTTTCGTCCGCGTGGTCGTAGGAGCGCGACACAATCATCCTCAACGTAATGCAGACAGTATATAGTCTTTTTGTTATATGATTCTCTACTAATATCAAGATATAAGTATAGAAGTATTGATAAGGGTAAGCCTCGTCCCCTAACTCGGAGATGACGCAAATGAGCCGAACACGAAAGCCAAAGACGACGACTAAAGAACGAATGCACGAAATCGCAGACCAAGTAATTGAGACCATTTCAGAGGGGAATCTTCCTCAGTGG